CGCGTTGACTTGGGTCATCGTGTAGCCGTAGTCATCCTTCGTCAATTCCTTTTCGCCTTCAGTGCGGTAGTGAATGAATATTCCTTTGCGTTCTTGCCCTGTCTTGTAGCTGTGGCACTCATGACAGAGGCTTTGAAAGATGTTGTTAAGAAAAGCGTCTTGCCCTATGTGTCGCCAAGGGAATACGTGGTCAACGTGTACGGCTGAATTGATGTGCCCCTTTGTTAAGCATGATTGGCACAATGGCTGTTTGCTTAATTGTCCGCGTCTTATCGTGCGCCATGCTGGGTCACTGTAAGCGTTGTCTTTGCCGTGGTTGGTGTGGTCTAAGCCACCGTGGTCAGCGCAGAAACTGTTTAGCTTGCTTCTGGGTTGCTTGCATCCCAACTCACTGCATACGCTGTTGAAAGGTGCGTAGGGCATTAGGGTTAATCCCAATGATTGTTAAACGCCTTTAATGGATAGAACACCAAGCTGTTTCGGTAACCGCCCTCTGCTGTCGGGCGAATAGGCGTTACACCGTGTACGTTACGCCAAGCAGGGTAGACCAGCATTGAATTGTTACGGCTGTCCATCGTTGCGCCGTAATCAGGAACAGTTGTATTCCCGCCTCTTGCGTTTTCTTTTTTTGCGATGATGACGTTAACACAGCCTTCAAGGTTGCCTGCATCCCTATGGAATGGTGCTGGAATGTTGAAATTGCTAATGCTTGACGTGAACAATTCACCAAACCTAAACTTTGGCGGTACTTTTTCACTGATGATTCTTTTTTGCGTTTCATAAATTTCGGGAGTGATTTCCTGAATCAACTTCTCCGATTCTTTGCACAGCAACAACATTGCCTTGATGAATGTCTGAGCCGACTTAACTTGATGAACACTGGAAATGGCTGGATAAGGGCGCTTCATGTGCGGCTTGGGTGGGCAACCGCCAAGAATGGTGCTGTACTGTTTGACTTCAAATTCACTGTCTCGCAAACCGCTAGAACGGCGCATCTCGCTTTTCGGTACGCGGTCGCTTAACAATTCTGCGTTAGCAACGTCAGCAAGTTGTTTAATCCTGCCAGTTAATTCTTTGATGTAAAAACCAACTGGAACGCCATCAGCCATGAACAACGTGTCTTCAGTGATGTTTGGCTCAATGTCGCCGCATACATCGCCAATTTTTACGTTGTGCGGTATTTGAACAAGCTCAACTTTTTTCATGAGAAACAAAACACGTTAGTACAAGCGGGGAACCAAGATTTTTGCCACATGACTTCTCTTTTATCATCATGGCATATCCTGTGCTTTTCATATTTAACATCATAAATTTCAGATTGCTTTTCAACCAAATCCCATAATCTTTTCAAGTCGGGGTCGATGTCAAAACTCCATTCGTATACTAATTTTTTAAATTTTTTGCGGCTGTTTTCTAGGATTAACATTTCTGCGCCTTCAATGTCCATTTTGCAATTTTCAAAATTTTGTGCTTCATCATCAAAATTCAAACAAGGCACTTTTAAACCTTTGTTGCTCCAATTTTTTACAATTGAATTGCGCCAAACGTTGTTGTTGTTTCCTATAAAAAGGATGATCTGTTTTTTTTCATCATGAACTAAAGCCGCTTGTTTAATTTCTGCATCAAAATTATTCAGCTTTAAATTGCGTTCTATCATTTTGCAATTGTTAGGGTCAGGCTCGTATACAGTTACTTTTGCACCTTTCGAGCAAGCAAGCAAAGTGAAAGCGCCGACATTTCCACCGCAATCCATCCAATGTTCGCCAGCGTTTATTGTCATGCCCCTTTTCTGATACGTGTCATTTCCAATTACTTCATCAAAAGTTTTTTGATCTGAAAAACCTTCTCTATGGAAAAAACGTATACTTTCTATTTCGCTTTGCAACATTTTCATAATTTGTTTTTTTCGTTTTTCAAATGTTGCATCAGCATCATGCCAACATAGGCTTTTTCTTCACGCCAAAACTTAACCAACTCTTGCGCTTCTTCGTAATGCTCAGGCTCAAATTCAATTTGAATTGCCTTACGAACGCCTTTTGCCATGTCGTCAAGCTGTGCGTCAATTTCTTCGTCATCCAACACAGAATAATCAACATCGCCGTCTTTTAATTCGGACGGGTCAAAAGCCAACAAATCTATATCGAATCCCGCCTCACGCAAATCGCCAATTTCCAATGCCAGCATTTGTTCGTCCCACCCGCTATTAAGGGCGATTTTATTGTCGGCAATTACATAAGCGCGTTTTTGCGCCTCAGTCAAGTGGCCCAAATCAATAGTTGGAACGTCATGAATACCCAAAAGGAATGCCGCCTCAAAACGACCGTGGCCCGCAATAATGCCGTTTGTACCGTCTAGCAAGATTGGTTGTGTCCAGCCGAACTCCTTAATGCTGGAAGCAATTTGCGCGATTTGACTGCTACTGTGTGTCCTGCTGTTTCTCGCGTATGGAATCAAATCCTTGAGTGGGCGATATGTGATTTTTAATTTCTGCTGTGCTGTCATGTTCTTTGTATCCTGATGCATATGCCGCCCTTGCGACTGCTAAGGCTTTGGCTTTGGTTGGAAATGGCCCTTTGCTACCCCACATCCAGCCCGATTTGACTTTGTGTAAAGGCATATCAGGCAAGGAATTTTAATTTGTAAAGTGTTGAATCAATTAATTGCACAATTTCATCGGTGATGTTTTGCAATTCGCTGTCTTGTGGGAATCCATTGGCTTTGCGTAATGTTGCCACTTCATCGCTTAAATAAGTCAAATAAGCAATAGGGTCTTGCGTGGCAAACAAATCAGCCGTGGCAGGGTATTTGGTCAACAAACCATATTTGCCTTGGAACGCTTCCACAAAATCATCAACATGGTCGCCAATTTCGGTGTAAAACGTTTCCAGCGCCTTGTGTTGGCTATAACTACGCGTTGATAAATGAAGAATATGCGCGGTTGTAACGCTGTTAAGCAAACAAATTGTGAAATCCATTACTGGGTCGGGTTGTTTGGCTTCAATGCTGGCGGTAAATTTGACCATGATTTTCCTTTGTTAAGGGTTGTTGGTGGCTCCAATTTGCCTTGCCCCGCTAAGGTAAGCACACGCAGAGTCTTATCTCAACCAAGGATTGCGTTTCCTTTGGCATAGCCACAGCGTCCTGTAGCGATTCAAACTTCACACCAACACGGCTGGGGATTGCATCTTCTCGCCCTACGGTAGTCACTGTAGGTGATCTAAAAGCCTAAGCGTGATTGGCGACTAACTCAACAACCAATCCCCATGCGTCTTGATGTTTGTTAATTTTCCGCTTTTGGCACTGGTACGTCAACCACCACCAAATCACGTTCAAGCAATTCTAACCAAGTGTTTCGCAATGCGCTGAAATACATTTGCTGTTTTTCGTCTTTTGTTAAGCGGTGTCCAGCATCAAGGTCATGATGACAAGCAAAGCACAAAGCCACCGTGTATTCGTCCGATGCCTTCAGCGACCTGCCTTTGCCATGAATGGCTAGGTTGCTATGGGCGGCTTGCGTTTGACCCTCTAAACCGCAGTTTTGACACGGCAGTGATGCCACGTTCTTCAAATGTTGCTTGCTTCGCCAATATTGGAATTTTTGTCTCATGTGACGTGAACAACGCGGTGATGATTGGAACGAATGTAATTGATGGTTTTTTCAATCATGCGTTCAAACTCCGCACGGCTGATGCTTTGCCGTTGAAGGTCGTGTAAGGCGTATAACTCTTTGATGTAGCGAATGCCTGTGCCTGTTAATCCCATCTTGCGGGTCTTTTCGTAGCGGTGCGCGGCGGCTTCCATTTCGGCTTGCACTGTTTGGCATATTGGCAAAACTTCAATGCCAATGCCGTGATTGCCCATTGTCTCGGCAATGTTAAGCATATCAACCAACACGCGCCAATCGCCAGTCGTGGCGTTGCCTTTGACCATGCTTTCAATCGCGCTTAATTCGCTCATGCGTAGCTTGTCCAGCTTGTCTTCTGTGGTGATTGCCGCGCCTGTAATGGCGTATTCAATGGGGTTAACTTTTGCCCATATCTTGCGTTTGCATTGTTTTCTCATTCTGTCGCCCTGCCTTCCATTCGGGCATTGGCTTGTTCTGTGCGCCAAATGTCTGTTCGCATACGTGCGGCTTCAAGATGCCATTTAAGGGTTTCTTCAACTTCAATCGCTACCGCAAGCCCTTCCAGCAACTCAATATATTCAGGATGTGAATACGCTTCGCGCTCTTGTGCGTTGGCGGCTTCAATGCCTTTTGTTAATGCGTCTTTCATCAATAACGCTTTTTTGCTTTTTCGAAATTCTTCAAGGTAAACACGTTTGCTTTTTGCTTTTGCAAATTCAGGTGCTTTTTTGATGATGAAATCTACTGCCTGATGTGGTGCGTTCATTCTTTGCCTTTCAAAATTTTCAATGCTTCGTCTTCAGTTTTCACAATATGCACCGCGCCTTTCCAAACGTTGTGCCAATGTTCTTGGTCAATGGTCAACTTTTGTGCGCTTGGCACTTTGTTGCCATCCTTAACTTCCATCAGGTAATTGATGCCGCCGTAACCAACCAAAAGGTCGGGACAACCTTTACCTGTTGCCGCCAATGATTGAACGCTTGCGCCAGCACCACGCAAGGCTTCAACTACACGGGTTTGGTTTGCGTCAATCTTTGCGTATTTCATTCATGGCCTTTGTTAAGTCGTCAGCGATGCCGCGATACATTCCGCTTGGGTCAGCATCCAATTGCTTTGCTCTTTGCCAAGCGTATTGTTTTGCGCCTTTCAGCCCAGCCATCCAAATTAGGTGGGCTAAATTTTTGGCGTAAGTCCCCTGTCCATCTAAGGGCTTGTTCGATTGACCTTGGTGAAGTTGGTTGTCCATCTTTGTATTTATCCAAAATTAAGTTTGCGATGCGGCGATTCATTTGTGCCACCATTGTTCACCTTGACCGCCGCGCATTTGCGCCAGCTTCCGTTTGGCTTCGGCAACTACTTGCGGGTCAACCGGTGCGGGTTTGTTTTCAATGCGTAATTCTTTGCGCGGTACGGCAGGGCCAGCGTTGCAGAATTCGCGGAACTTAATTGCGCTTGGCGGGAAATCGCCACTAAGCCGACCAAAAGCGTAATCAAGGCTTGGCTTGTATGTTAAGAACGCGCCAATTTGGTCTTTCCATATCTGACGCACAACAATCAAATCCATGCCTTCCCAATTGCGATTAAACGCTTGTCCGTATATGCCGCCAAGCATTACAAAAACGTAATCAAGCCCTTCATCCATTTCGACAAAATCAGTTTCCGAGAAATTTGACATTTTTGCCACCTCCCATAAGTCCGCGTGTTAAGCCCGACATCACTGTTTGGTTCATTTGCCCTGTCTTAGTCATGCTGGTTTGTTTGTTATCAACCCATTCAGCTTTCAAACCCTGACTGCCTCGCGTACACCATTCAACCAAAAATCGTTCCAAATTCCAACCAAGTTTCGCGGCTTCAGAACGTGCGCCTTTGACAACGGTTTCGGTCACTGATGCTTTTTTGGTTTTTCTTAACTGCAACCAATCAGCCCAAACTTGCGGGCTTACATCGGGTGGGCAAGCAACGCCAGTTGCTTTCTCTTTAATTGGTTTATGGTTATTGGTTATTGGTTTATGGTTATGGTTATTGTTGGAAACCGTTTGGGTTTCGATTGGGTTAGCGTTTGGGTTTGTTTTGGGTCTGCCGCCAAGTTTGCCAACTTCACGATTGCGTTCGGCTTTAACTTTGTAAGCGGCAATGGTTTCGTCGCAACGCTTATGAGTCCAGCAATCATTTTCTACATCAAGAGTAAAAAATTCATTGAGAACAATTTCCACTGTATCCACTTGGGATGCCATACGAATCCGTCTGGAAACCTCTTGGGTTCTGTTTGGGATAGGATGTTCTTGCGTGTAATACAAATCTAGAAGACGGCGGAAAGCCAAATCTTCATCGTTGCTTAAATGGGCGGTGTCGTGAATGTAATCACTCACGTGAAAAGAATAATAGTGCATACAACCTCACATCATTGGTCATCATCACAAAAAAGAACATCGGCAGGACGGTGATGAATCGCCTTTTCCCCCGCTAAAGGTAGCCGTGCCCAATTATGCTTTATTTTTTTAAACAGGCGTCAAGACAGCTTCTTCTAACACCAATTTTTTTGGCTTAGGTGGTTCTGTAAACCATTCAGGATGAAGCTCAAACAAACGCATTTGGCGCTTGAATGGCAACGTGTCTTTGTATTGGGTCACAGCCGCACGGCTTACGCCCAACAATGATGCAAGTTTGGCTTTTGAGCCAGCGAGTGTGATGGCGGTTTGTATGTTCATGTTAAGCATGATAGCAAAAGGTTAACAGAATGTCTATTGTTAACTTAGAAAATAAAAGTATTAAAAAAACAATTATTTTTGTGAATTCGTTGCTTTTACGCAAAAAAGTTAACTTTTTTTTATTGAAATGAAAGTTCGTTAAGTTTTGAGGCACAATTCTTCTATCGGCTTAACAAACCGATACCAACCAACCAAATTTAAAGAAATCAAAAATGCAAAATTTTTCTTACACACGCAAAATGCCATTCAATGTGTTAACTGTCGAAGTTGGTTTTCCATTGGTGCAAACTGCTGGCAAACATCTTGACACATTGCGCGAAGATTTTTACGACAACGCTGTCAACATTATGAACAACAGCCGCAAATTTACGCCAATTGTTTCTCCTTACGATATTGCTCTCAGCGGTGGCGAACCTTACGGCGATTGGAAATAAGAACAACTGATGAGGCTTCAATAGCCGAAACCCGCAAAAGCGGGTCTTGTTCAAACAAATTTAAGGAAATTAAAAATGGCTCATTTAATCGAAACAAACGCAATCACTGGCAAAGCAGAAATCGCTTACGCAAACGCAACGCCTTGGCATGGTCTGGGTCAACAACTGACGCAAGACGCACCCATTGACGTATGGCGCAAAGAAGCAGGGCTGGATTGGGAAGCAAAGCTGTCACCCATCATGTTCACATGGGACGGTCAAAACTATGACCAAATGCCCAATCAAAACGTTATTTATCGCAACGACACAAATGCGCCTTTGGGCGTGGTTACTGACCGCTACAAAGTCCACCAACCCGCTGAAGTGCTGGAGTTTTTTAACACCTTGGTTCAGTCAGCAGGGTTTACGCTGGAAGTGGCTGGCGCAATTAAGGGCGGCAAGCGCATTTGGGCTTTGGCTAACGTCAACCGCGAAGCTGTCGTGTTGCAAGATGATGCGGTGCGCGGTTACTTGCTGTTAAGCACATCGTTCGATGGCACTGCCGCAACCATCGGGCAATTCACCAGCATTCGCGTTGTATGCAACAACACGTTATCAGCGGCTGACCAAGAACACGCACCAAGCCGCGTTGTATTGACGCACGGCGCAGAATTTGACCAATCGTTAATGCGTGACCGCTTGGGTTTGGTTGTCAGCGGGTTTGACGGCATGATTGACAAATATCGCAAGCTGGCGCGTCAAGGCGTTAACAGCGAATATGCCCGCAATTTTGCCAATGAACTTTTCCCTGCCGCGTATAACCAACAAACCAACACGTTTAAAGAATCTCGCGGGTTTAAGCGCGTTTTGGAACTGTTTGATGGTGCGGGTATGGGCGCAAATAATTTTGGCGTATACGGCACAAAATGGGGTTTGCTGAATGCGGTTACTCAATACGTTGACCATGAACGCGGTCACAACGTTGACACGCGCATGAACAACGCATGGTTTGGCAATGGCAACCGCATGAAATCTCAAGCGGAAGAAATGTTGTTGGCTTAATTGAACCGCCCCCTCGGGGGCAAATTTTAAAGGAATTAAAAATGACTAAACTAGAAAAACGCGCAAAAGCCGCCACCGAATTTTTGGGCGCAATCGTTGTTGGATGCCTGTTTGGTTTGCCCTTCATTGTTGAAATCATGAAGGAGTTGGCAAAATGAATTGTTTTGATTTTGACCTTGAAGATGGTGAAGTGGTGCTGGTGGAATATGAGCCAGTTGACTACGATGATTATGGCGAAATTGAATTTGAATGCCATGTTTTAAATGAAGCAGGAAAGGACATTTGGGATGAACTCAGCGCAAAAGAACAAACGGAAATCGAAGCCCAAGCTGGTCGTGATTGGAACGCATACGTCAGAGACCAAAACGAAGAAGCCGCAATTAACAGATGGGAATTTGAACGTGACTTTCCTTAATCTGCCCTACACAACACGAACTGGTCTCAAGATTGGTTCTCAATATATGCCGCCTGTAAAGGCACGCATGACCGCCGAAGATGAATTCTGGCAAGGCATTTTGTTGGGCATCAAACCCAAATCACATTTGCCCATGTTGGTCTACATTGGAAGCATCCTTTTGTTAATTAAACTTTTATTGGTGAACAGATGAAATTCAACGCAGACGAATATTTAGACAACGCACGACAAAGCGCCGCCGTAATGTATCGGGACGACACCGCGCAAAACAGGCTTGCTTTCCATGTTGGGATGTTGGAAAGCTACATCAAACAGATGGTTGCCGTGATTAACGCACAAGAAGCCGCATTAGACACTTTGCAAGAACAAATTCAAGAAATTCAAAAGGAATTGTAAATATGAAAGTTTATGAACGCATTTGCCAAGTGCAAGCCAAATTAGCCGCCGAAGGAATTGCCAAAAGCAAAACCAACAGCCAAGGTTCTGGTTATAAATTTCGCGGCATTGATGACATTTACAACGCGGCATCCAGCATCATGGCTCAGGTCGGGTTGTGCATGATGCCTCGCGTTTTGTCGCGCACTGTGACTGAACGCGCCAGCAAAAGCGGTGGCACGATGTTTGTTGTTGTCGTTGAAGCGGAATACGATTTTGTAGCTGTTGAAGATGGCTCAAAACACACTGTTAAGACGTTTGGCGAAGCAATGGATAGCGGTGACAAGGCAACCAACAAAGCCATGTCAGCGGCTCACAAATACGCATTCATTCAGGCGTTTTCAATCCCTGTTGAAGGTGACAACGACAGCGAGAATCAAACGCTCGAAGTGTTTGGAATGTCAATCAATGCTTTGGCTGACCACTTAACAGCAATCAACGATGCCGCTACTGGTGAAGATTTGCAAAAAGTGTTTGGTGTTGCGTACAAAGCCGCCAATGGTGACAAGGGCGCACAAAAGCGATTGATTGCCGCCAAAGACACACGCAAAGCCACATTGGGAGTTGCTTGATGGAACAAGGCACAAC